GCCCCGCGCGCGCGGATCAATCGTCAGGCTGATCGCGCCCGTACCGCAGTAACTGCGCGTGATCTGCAGGCTTTCAAACTGCGCGATCTCCGCCAGCTTCTCAAACGCGAAATCCATCACTTGGAGGGTCATGCTATACCCCCTCGTAAGCGTTTCGCCAGGTGACCACGATGTTGCTCTGCGCGCTCGCACCACCGGGCTCGTAGATCAGCTCGTTTTCTCCCGGCGCGAGATAGAAATCCGCAAGCGGCGTTTCGAGAGCGAGCCTTCCGAAAGCACGCTGTTCGACGCCGCTTGCGTCTGTCATATGCGCGTCCAGCTTTGCGGGATCCGTGTTCAGTATCAGCGTATATCCCTCAGGCACAGGGGCGCTCAAAGACAACCTTTTCCCGGTGGTGCGGTTATACAGGCAGGGGGTTTCGCCCTTGCATTGGATCGTGACTTCGACCGGAGCGGCCACATGCCCGCGGTTGACCGCAGTTTTAGTGTAATCCCGAAGCCCGAAGCTGATCGGAAGCGAAAAGGGGAGCGTAAGGCCGCCGCTTTCATAGGCGAACTCCACACTGGAAACGGCGTCATCATACCAATACGGGCTCTCACAGCGGAAGGACAGTTTCAGATTGGCCTGCGTGTTCAGGATCCGGCTTTTGGCGTCCATACCGTTATCGGGGATCGCAGGGGTAATGAACCGCCCGTAATCGTTTTCGTAGATCAGTGTCGCGCGCTGGTCACCGCGCACCGCCTTGTCCGGCGACAGCAGGCTCAGCAGGTACATACGGGCGCTGTAGAGCATCCTGCGGTCGATTTTCATGAGATGGAAGGTGAGGTCGAGCGTTCTGGGCTCGCGCCGGAACCCGGCAACCGTATCGCCCTGCTGGTACACGCCGCGCAATGTCTCAAGCTTCAGGTTCGGCAATCCCAGCCCGCTGACCTTGGAAAGGACGAAAGGGGCGTGATGGAAGTCGATCTGTTCGCCGTCGAGGTTAAGGTAAATCAGTTTTTGCATGTTCAGCCCCCCGTCATAATCTGTTCCGCAAGGTCTTCATTGGCCCGCTGTATGCGTCTCGCGGTGTCGGCCGGAGATTCGACGGGTGTGTTGAAGGTATTCTGCTGCGTGATCGTCACCTCGCGCGCGTTCACACTGTTCCCGGTTTCCTGTGTGCGATTGTTGGCAGCGGCAACATTCGCGTTATGCATCTGATCCATTACACTCGCCAGATTCGCGGAGAACGTATCAAACCAATCGTCAAAGTTACCCACGAGGGCGAGGAACCCATCCATCATGCGCTCACCGAGTGTACGCCCTATTGCGTCGTACTCGGGCGCATATTCGGCGAGCAGGTCAATGATCTGCTGCTGGGTGCTTTTCATCAGCTCGATCTCGGCCTCAGCCTGCAGGTTCGCCAGCGACATCCGGTCTTTGTAGAAATCCTCGATCTCCTGCCGGCGATTGTTCAGAGCTTCGATTTCCGTATCAGCCGTGGTATTGATATCGTCAATCTGGTTGCGCAGATCCGCCCGTTGATCTTCACGGTCAACCGACCGCTGCCAGTTTTCATAGGCCTTTCGCGCCGCATCCAGCTGTTTCTGCAGCTGCAGCCTGTTATATTCGTCCTGCTCATAGGCAAGGCTTTGTTCAATCCGCGCGATCTTTCGCAGGTGCTCTTCCTTGGTCTGCTGCCGGTTCTCGGCTTCCTCCAAGGCATCCAGGGCGTCTATCTGCTCTTGTATGGCGGATACGTTATGGTCCCGCCACTCTTCCCAGGCGTCCCGGCTTTGGTCCAGCGCATCAAGCTCCGCTTCGCGCATCTTTGCGTAGCGGGCTTCCAGCGCGCTGATGATTGCGTCGGTCAGGTCGGTCAGGTTTTGCGCATCACGTTCCGCAATGCGCTTTTTCGCGTCATAAATACGCTCTTCCAGGTCAAGCTGCTCATCCTTGCTCATCCGGATCCTGCGTGCGATATCCTCGAGGTTTTCCAGTTCCTGCTCATAGGTCAGCTGATCCAACGCTTTCAGGTGCTCCATAGCGCTGATTGCTTTTTCGTAGGCGGATTCCGATGGACCGCTGTAGTTTGGCGTCGGAGCGGCGCTGTGCCCGCCGCCGCCTCCTGAACCACCGGTTTCGACCTCGCCTAACTGCTCAAAAGCCGAAACCGTCGCAAATAACAGCTCCAGCAATGACCAGAGCTCGCTTTTTGCCTGGGACGCGTCGGCGCGTATTTCAGCGTCAATGCTGCTGTTGTTTTCGATCGCGATCAGGATCGCGTTCAGTTCATAGCCACGATTCGTGATTTCCGACAACCGCGCCTGCGCATTGGCCGACGTCCATTCAATGTGATCATTAAAAGCGCCGATGGAGGCGGAATTATTGTCCACAGAACGATCAAAGGCCTTGAAATACCCCTGCATCTGCTTATACACGGCAGACGTATCTTTACCCGCCGCATTCAGGTCTTTCCACTGCTTGTATAGCGTGCTCCAGCCCCTTGTCTTTTCCAACTCCGCGCTCAGCTTCTTTTGCTCGGCAGCCAGGTCCTCGATTTCCTTTTTTGCGCTTGCAACAGTTCCTTCCGCATCCTCAACGGCAAGCATAAAGTTCTCAGCACGAACTTTCGTATCATCAAAGCCGGCGCCCAGAACGCTCAGCGGATCAGCGGCCTGCGCCAGGGAGGCCATCGTCGCGTCAAACTGCTCCGCCGTAATAACCCCGGCGTCGACCAGTCCTTGCATGTACTGGTATATTTTACCGTCTACTCCCAGCAGATCGCTCCAGGCTTCCATTGCCTCGAGGATCTGCTCGTCGGACGGCATAACGCCGGCCATAAGCAAATCGGAGAAGGATTGGAGCTCGTCCAAAGCATCGGATGACGCAGCGTTGGCCGCTATTGTTCCGACTTCGCCGATCAGCCCCTCAAAAAAAGCGAGCAGCGAATCCGCGCTGTCAAACGATAACAGATCGACATTCGGGATCAGAGCAGCCGTGAGAATGCGGGATATATCGTCATTGAACTCTCCGCCTTGCTGTTCAACCGTTTCCTTGAATACCGCAAGTTCGTCCTCAATCCATTGGTTGATGTCAGCGAAAGCAGCCTCGGATTGCGCTTTGAAATCATCTGCTGAAATCGATAAACCTGCTAGGGTGAAACGTTCACCTGTCGTCGGATGAACGATACTGTATTTGCTCAGGTTTTCGAGGTTGGCCATCTGTTTTTGTGCGGCCGCCAAGCTATCAGCCGCCTGTTGTTCCAGCGCAGCAAAAGCTTGGGCCCCTGTCGCAGCGATAACGGCGCCGTTCAGGGCTTCAGCGTAGTTATCGGTCGAAGCAGCTAACTTATCCAGCTCTTCACGTGTAATGCCGTACTGCGCGGCGAGCTCCGCCTCGATACGCTTCAGCTCAAAGGCTTCCGTATAGGAGAGACTTTGCTTTTTACTCAGCTCCACGTACGCATTCAACGTCTCACGCAGCGAAGCAGTACGTTCCTGCTGGGCTTTTACAGCTTCCCGGTTGCTTTGTATCCGTGCCTCTTCATCAGCCCGTTGTTTTTCCAAGTACTTTTGTATACCTGTGAAAATCCCGACGGCTAAGCCAACAGCCGCAGCAATCCAGCCCAGCGTTCCGGCGCTCACATTGAGGGCGGTCAGCGCAATGCGGATGGAGTCGATGATCTTTTTGCCTTTTGAAAGCGCGCCAACAGCGACCCCCATCGCGAGGATCGAGGCTGTAGCCGCGGTAGCGCCGCTGGCCACCCCCGGCAGGGTTTCAACTATGCCAGTCAGCACTTCGAGAAAACCCGTTTTCAGCTCCGTTCCAGCGGCCTGTAACGGGGTCATGGCCTCGCCGTATGCCACAGAGAGCAGGTATGCCTGGTTCTCTGCGGCGGCCATCTTGCCGGACAGGGAATCCTGCAGTTTGAGGATGTCGCCCGTCATGGCGGCTGTCTCGCGCCTGATACCCTGATACTCGGCCTCAATTTTCTGAGCCTGCGTCAGGTTTGCGACGGCAACACCGATAGACTTTGCGTATTCCTCCCACATCTTGGCGACGTTTTTGGTTACGCCGGCGTTGTCGACCAGGATCGAATTCTCGTTCTTCAGTCCTTCAGTCGCCGATACAACGGCCTGCGACAGTGAAAGCGACGCCTGCCGCCCAAACGCGGCCGCGTCTTTCAGCCGGATAATCGTCGCGGTTGCCTGGTCGAGAGAGTACCCGCGCAGTAGCAGGTTTTTAAACGCCGTTGCCGCGGCGGTCGCGTTGAAGAACTGGTCGACGACCTTCTCCGTCGCTTTTTCCATAGCGGCGGACGCAATTCCCGTACTCACCGCGACGCTGTTCAAGCCCCGCAGCGCGTCCTTGTACGCGTTCGCGTCCTGTACGCCCTGTTTGACCGCGCCGCTGATCTCACGAAACGCGAACACAGCCACAGCCGCCAGCGCCAGCAGAGCAAACTGCCCCTCCTTCGCGCCGGAGGCAATGTCCCTGCCCGCGTCCTTTCCGGCAATGCCGGCGTCCTTAAGCGGCTTTCGCGTCTGGTCGGCGGCGGTGCCTATGCCGCGCAGTCGTTCTTTCGCGTCCTCGACTGTACGTTCAAGGTCCTCAGCGGTAGCCCGAATTGCGATTACGAGACCGCCTACTTCTCTGTCAGCCAATAACGTCACCTCCTTCCCCGAAAAATTTCAGGGGATCATCAAGCCGCTCAGGTTCTTCGTCTTCTTCATCTTCTTTGCCGTGGAGGCTGTTCCACGCCTTGATGATTTCAGGGATCTCGTCGATATAGTAGTCCTCTAGGAGCTCACGTTTGGAGATTCCGATTGCGAGGCCTGAGGCGATGAGCCTTTGGAGCCAGCCGCCTGCGTCTTTACCTTTTCCATCAGATCGCGAGCGGCCTTGAAAAAATTTTCGATCCCGTTGACCTCGATCCACGCCCCGGTGATCTCAATCAAACCATCCAATCCGATATTCGGGTCATTCAAAACCTTATCTTCGGGAATGCCGGTCAGCGCCGATATCAACGCCGAGGCGTGCTTCGGGAGTGCGGTAAACGCGCGCATAGCAAGCTGCCCAAGCAGAGCCGTATCGATCGTTTTCAGCTGCTTCAGGATCGCGTCGGCGTCCATGCCCGGGAACATAGCTTCCATAGCTTCCGCCGGGAAGTTCTGCAGCTTCTCCATCGCCACAATATAAGCGCCGATCGGCATACGCTTGATCTCGTATCCGCGCACTTTGCGGCTGTTCGAAAGGGAAAGATTGCGCACCACTTTCTTGAAATAGTTCATCCGTTTACCTCTCTTTCACTGAAACGCCCGCAGGCGGCCTTATCGGCCCCTGCGGGCTGTTGGGTATACAGTTGTCGGTTAATCAGCCGTCCATTGCGCGGTCACGGTCGTTGCGCCGACGAATACGACGGCCGCGCCTGCGTCATACTCCACGCCGTTGACCAGCCACTTGCTGAACGTGTGCTCCGCATAGGTGAAGGTACACACCGGGAGCGTGATTGCTTTGCCTGCGAACGCAGAGCCAGCCGTCTGCTCTCCGGTACCGCCGCCAGCCGCATAGGTGATCACGTACGGCTCCGCTTCGGAAAGCAGCGCCGTACACATCGCCTGGTTGCTCAGGTCTTCCTTGAGCTGCATGATGACGTACGGCTTGATCGTCGCCAACTGCGGCTTTTTGAACACGCCGGAAAGGATAACTTCGCATACGGTCGGACTGTTGTTCTTGGTCTGGAAGTTGTCAAAGCGCACGCCCGTCAATTCAAACACGCGCCAGTTGAAGTAAAACGGCAAACCACTGACAGTGTCCATTACCGCGCGCAACGCGAAGTATTTGTTGACGATGCTGAAGTCCGCCTCCAGTGTATCCGCGGTCGCGTCATACGTACCCAGTCCAAACGTTTCCATCTGGGAAAGCGGCACTTCAGCGACCCGAAGTTCGACGTCATCACCTACGTTGCTGCGGAGCTGCGCGTAGAGATCGTCGTCATAGTAGATGTCCGATACGGACTCTTTGGGTGTACGCGACATACTGCCGGCGTACAGCAAGGCCACGCCGGCGCCCGTCGTATACGCCGCGATGGTGTCTGCGATGATGGGCGCCATTGCGATCCCCTTGAAACCGATGATAGCTCGTTTCGCCATAGTTATAGTTCCTCCTTACGTCGGTATGGTTCTGGTCCAGCGGGTGATCGTTTGCAGCGCCCCCGCCGTGTTTTGGTCAAACTTGTATGTGAGTTCATACCTTATCGTTTCCATGCGCGGCACCACGGCCTCGAATATCGTATGGACTTCTGCGGGTGTGTTCCCGAAGATCCGTACGTTGAACTCTTGTTCCGTCAGAAACCGCACGTTGTCGCGGCGGTCTGTTCCGCGTTCACCCGCAAGGTCGACCACGATCGCGGGCAGGTCCGCAACAGATTCAGGCCACGAATCAGACAAGGACTGCAGCCCGGGAATATCCTCCAGCGCGGTTTTGATCTCTTCCTTGTAATCGGTCATCCCCCCACCGCCTTTCGGATTTCATCGGCTACAAGGTCTTTCACCTTGTCTTCGTTTGCTTTGTACGCCGGGTACATGTACGGCTGGGCAACTTGCCCGGGCCAGTCAGGCCGGTACGTTGCGGCAGGCAGCCCTTCGGGAAGGTTGCTTCCGGCGCCGCGTATGCCCGTCCCCATTTCCACGTACACCGCGTGTTCGGCGCCTGCGATCACAGACGCTTCAACGGTATCGCCCTCAATCTTGGGGGGTGTCGCGCTGATGCTGTTCCACAGCTCACCGGTATCGACAGGACAGAAATCCTGCGCCGTGTCCCGGGTCACCTCGGCAGCTCTTCCAACGCCCTTCGCCGCGGCTGGAAGCACCTGCTCGAGTGTCGCGCCCAGGGCTTCCGCTACATCGTCCAGGCCGTCAACCGTGATGTCATACTCCATACTCGCCGCGCCTTCCTTCAGGCACCAGGTCGAGGTGCGCTACGGTGTGCCGTGCCCAGGTCTGGGACGACACCACCCGGTAATCGGGCGGGGCGTCGACAGCCACGTCCACGCATACGCCGGCGCCTTCCGACAGGAGAGCTGTTGGCTCATTCGTGAGCAGCAACAGCATTTTGCTTAGCTGCGCTCCGTACATCGTCGCATTCAGCTGCCCTTCGAGCGGCTGCAGGGTTACGGACAGCGTTTCGTACGCGGGGTTGTATTTCGGGGCATCCTTGCGTACGAGACTGACGACTTGGTGTATGGTCACATCCCGCATGCGTGATCTTTGTAAGCCCATCAGGCATTCCCCACCTTCGCGAGCCGGTATTGGTTCAGCAGATCCTTCAGGTGCTGGGGCAGCAGGTCAACGCTATGGCTGACGCCGCCTTCACTGTGGGATTTCTCACCCTCCAGCCCGAGCTGGTTATACGCCGCCGCGGCAAACCATACGAGGGCAGGTTCCAACAGGGCGGGTATTTCCGCCCTGTTGGTATACCCTTTGACATAGGCCTGCGCTTCGTTCAGCAGATCCTCCAGCAAGTCGTCCTTTTCGGTGCCTGTGATCCCAAGGCGGCGTTTCAGCGTATCCAGCATTCAGATCAGTCCTTTTCCTCGTCGTCCACGGGTTCGTCATCCTGGTCGTTGATCTCGTTGATCGCAGCGGCCATATCCTTTTTGGTCGTGCCGACAGCGAAGGTCAAGCCGTGCTGTTTGCCGATCTCGCGCAACTCTTTGACGCTGAGATCGGTGGTAATGCCTTCGGGTTTTTTCGCGTCCACAGGGTCTTTGGGCGCTTCTTCGGACTCGGCGACGCACGTCACTGCGTAGCCTTTCCGCATGAGTTTGCCCGCGAGCGTTCCGTCATTGGTTCTCGCAACGCCCGCGGTAAACTCAAGCCCCCAATGCTCGCCTTTGATCGGCAGGTTGCTCTTGATCTGGTAGTATTCGGCAGCCATTATTCCGTCTTGACCGTGAGCGTATCCTTGTCGATAGCGTCCACGGTGCCGCCTGCGGTGACGCGCACAACGGTGTACTTGTCGTCGGAGCCTTCAAGGCCGCCGGTCGGGGTTAGATCGTCTGCGACGCCGGCCTCAAGCTCGGTCCACGTGTCATCCGGTACGTCGCCGTACAGGATATCGGGCGATGTGCTTTCGGCGGACTTGAAGAAGTACGTCGCGTCACCCGGAGAAGTAATGGTGATTTTCGTCGCGCCCGTTGTGTTGGTTGCGGCTGCGCTCGCCGTAGTCAGCGTCGCGATCAGAAGCGCGCTCAGAGCGGCCTCGACCTTGCGTACCTTTTGGTACTTGGTGTCTTCTGCAACTACTGTGCCGCCTAGATACGTATAAAACGCGTCAAGCTGGGCAACGGTGAAACCGTCCCACAATTCCAGGGCGTGCTTGCTCGTGTCGATGGTATAGCCGTCAGCGGCGAAATGCGTGGTATCTTCGTCCGCGTCTACAGCCGCAACGCCGTGCACAAAGGGCACCTGTGCCCAATCGCAGACATGTTCTTCATTCGGGGCATAGATTCTCGACATTTCTTTATCCTCCCGTTTACGCGACTTTGACGTTGCGAAGCACGGCGGCGGAGCGGGTAGCCTTAATGGCTATAGCCGCGACCATTTCGACGTCGCCGGTCTTCACAGCGCCAGATGTGGAGAAGTCGGGCAAGTGATACTCGACGAGCTTATCGCCCATCGGGCTGAGGCCGTGTACGCCGTCAAGGCCAAGGCGCACCGCGTAGACGCTGGTGATGCCCGCGGCGGTCTCGACAACGGGGTTCGCTGTGCCGGGCTTGTCGCCCATAGACATGACGAGCGCGGAGCCGTACTGCGCAACCTCGTCGCCGTAGTTTTCCTTGCTTGCCAGATTGATGCCCGCACGCTTCATCACACTCTGGAACTTCGCGTACATGATGCTGTTCATCATATACAGCGTCGGGGATTTGTCCATGTAGGACCTCACAATCCCGAGCTGATCGAGAAACTCTTTCCAGTTGGTGTCGATGTTGCCGGAGGTGGACAGATCAATGGGAGCGCTGGGCGTAAGCTCCGTGGAGCTGCCGGTGAGGGCTTTGTCCAACCCATCGAACTGGGTGCCAGCGCCTACGCCGGAATCGCCATTAAGGAGGGCGTCATGGAAAAGGGCGATCGTCGCTTGGATCTTTTGCTGGTTCTGGAATTGCACATGATCCACGACTTGCTTCTGATACTTCGCAATCACGCGGTCCACCTGATAGGAGCCGCCGAAGGGCTTCAGGTATACCGTATACGGCGTGGTCGCTGCTTCCTGCGGCGTGTATTCGGCGTTGATCGCGCGGAACGCAGCGGTCGGCAGGGTGGTCACGCGGTTATACGTATAGGCCAGCGTAACGCCGCCCTGCGGCAACACCGTGTTGTCGAAAGTAAGCAGATCGAGAAACGGGGACTTGCGGAATTCGTCGATCACGGAGTTGGTGAGTTTGTCCTGGCTCAGGTTTTGAGCTTGGGCTAATGTAATGGGCATATTGTTTCCTCCTTGTTATGTTTTGGGAAGATTCATCTTCGCTAAGATTTCCTCCTCAAGTGAGCCGCCGATATCGGCGCCGCCGCCGGCAGCAGGCGCTTTCCCTTTCAGCTTCTCGTCCACGGCTTCGGTAACCGCCGCCCGGAACGCCTTTTCCACGTTGTCCAGGCTTAGCGTCGCCGCGTCCTTGTCCGCCAGCGATACGGCGTCGATCAGCGCCGCGGGCAGACCGCGCTTGCCGATCTCCGTCACCATATCGGCACGGAGCTCACGTGCGGCCAGTTCGGCTTCCCGTTTGCTGAGCACTTCCTCAGCCTCGGTCTGCTTTTTCTTGGCGAGATCAGCTTCGGACAGCTTCTGCTCTTCCTCCCAGTTCTTCTGGGCCGTGTTGATCGCCTTGCTCACATGCTTGTCAAGGGCGGACGCGAAGTCCTTGTCCTTCAGCATCTCAGCAAACGTAGGAGATTTGGAAGGTTCTGCCGGCTTCGGGTCAGCTTTCGGGTCGCCTTTCGGATCCGCTTTGGGATCAGCCGCACCGCCGCCGTTTGGGTCTTCTTCTCCACCGGGTGCCGGATCCGCGAAGAATTGAAGGTTGAGGGGTAAGTGGTTGCTGTTATCGTTGTTACCCATGATGATTTCTCCTTTTTCATCCGACACGTTCTCAGCCGTGCCGTATCATTGTTGCCCAGGTGGTACTCGGCCCACCCATGCTGGTATGTAAAAAGCGCCTGCCCCCGAAGGGCGACGCTTTGTACCGGGGTAATGAAAAACCGCCTTTGTTTTATCGGGCGGCTTTATCCGTTGATTGCTTTGGCCAGTGATCCTTTTTCATCATCTGCAAGGATCACGAAATGTCCGTACGATCGATCGTTCTCAAACGGTCCCGGATTAGTCGGAGAATACAGGTATCCGGGTTTATCCGATACGTTTGGTTCAAAGCATGCGGGCTCCCAGCCATCGTCAATGATGCGCAGGAAACCCAAAACAGGCTCTACCTCCGTAACCTCGTATTCCTTTCCGTTAGTCAACCCTGCGCTGAAGGATTGGCCCTCATAGCGTACTCTCATTTTCTCCTCACACTAACGACTTTAGTTTTATACTGCATTCCGTTCCACTCGTCCCAGTGGATATCATACACGTAGTTATCGGTATCCAGTATTCCGCCTCGTTTGCTCCATTCGGCTGCATTGCCGCCGAACTCGTCAGCACGGTATTGCGCGTTCCTGAATACCGCGTTCGTGCCGCTTCCAGCGATCGTGCGGACGTTGGTCAAGGTCACGCCCTTTGGCACTACACCGGGGACCCTGAACCTCGTCAAACGCTGCGTAGCCTGCAAGGTTATTGTACCAGCCTGGCGCAGTGTTCGCAAGTAGCTGTTGACGTCTGCAGGTGCGCCGGCGAGCTGCCAATCATACCACTCCGGATACGTCATATCACCGGGAAGCAGTACGTTCCTGCCATTCGCGTCCCTGCCGCGGCGATACCCGCCCGGTTCGCGGTCATCCGCCGCGCCGGTTGTGCACCTGCAGCGGGGATGGATTGGCGGATAATTCCGGCCGATCTGCGCATCGTCCACCAAAAACGTCTGCCCGTCCAGCGGCGCGCAGTATTTGCAGGTCTGACTGTCTAACGCGGTTTTATACCGATACGTCCCGATCCCTATATCCCTGTAAGCCTGCAGGTGCGTCTGATTAGCGATATAGCTGGTCTCAGTGCGTACCAAAAGTTCCGCGCTCTGCAGCTGTACGCCGAACCTGTCCCGGATTTTTCGGGCGATCTTTACGTTGGATTCGCCGCTCAGGAACCCGGAGGAAACGATTTCACGTAAATCTGTGGCCAGCGCATCCCGGGCGCCCCATATACGGGTTGAGTAGTTTGCTCCGGCCCACGGCGTATCAATCGAGACCTTCATACCGCGGATATCCGGCACATTGAACGCGTTGCCCGTCTGCATCTGCAGGTTGTACATGTGCTTGTTGTACCCGTCGACCGCCGTAAACCGCAGCTGCCCGGTCAGCTCGTCCTCCAGGACCTGCGATATCCTTGCCGTCTCGATCGCGATATGCTCATTCAGGGCCTGTACGCGGCTGATCCGGTAGGCATACGCCCCGCTGTTGACCCGGATCTCCAACGCGGTCCTTGCCGCGCCGGACGGCATCGTGAAAATCTTAGCAACCAGTCTGTCATATTCAGCCCGGCCCAATGGTTCAGCCAACGCCCGCAGAGCCTCGTCCTCAGTCAGGTTGAACCGGTTCGTGAAAGTGCGGAATATACGCTTGGCCTCGTCGATCAGCGTCTGCTGCGCCCGGTGCATTGCCCTGCCGATCACCCGCATTCGATCATCCGCAACGGCCTGCAGCAAGTCCATATCGGCCTCGGCGCGCCTCAGCCAATAGTCAACGGATCGTCTCACTGCTCCTCTTCCTTATCCTGCTTGAATGGTTGAGTAGCGAACATCATGGCGCTTGCCTTGGTTTTATCTGCCTGTTCCTTTTGCAGCATTTCCAAGGCCTTGTCAGCATCCTCCACAAACGGCACCTGCCCAAGCAGCAGCTCGTCCGGAACGATATCTTGATAAGCCTGCACGGTCTGCGCAATTTCCAGCTCATTCACCGGCAGGCTGCGGCTGAAGGTGATCTGCACCTTGTCGACGTCGATCGCCGCCGCCCCTTTGACGCTCAGGAAGTTTGCGAACAGACGCAATCGCGTCCGGAGCGCTTCCCGGAACCAGCGTTCTTTGACACTAACGATCTGCTCCAGCCCCAGCAGCTTGAACCGCATGGCCACGCCAGACGATATCCCGGCAAACTTCTCATCCGTCAGGTTCGGCACAAAGGAAAACTTGTGTATGTCATCCGCCACGCTCTTGCGAAGCAGCTCATTGCCGCCTTCAGAATCCGGCTTGGTGATATAACCCGCATCGGCGCCGTCCCCCGGTAAAAACATCGTGCGTGTCTGCCGCAGACGCTCAGACGGGGACATGTTTTCCTTGATCTCCGCATCAGCTACCGCTTCCGGATCGTCGGGGTCAATTTCTTCGGTATCGTCCACACCCAGGTTGCCGACGCCCTTGAGCACCATGATCGCGTCGGTGAACTGCTGCTTGTCGTTGATCCGGTCGGACTGCAGCTCGTCATACGCGTTAATCAACGAAGCCACTGGTTCAAAATCACCGATCTCATCGGCATTATTCCAGTACTCAATCATCGGCACGCTACCGAAATAGTGCGGCTTTCTCGATCTCTCCGTCGGGACCGCAATCGGATTTGACACGCTGGATGTATCGTATTCGATGGTCTGCGTGGACGTATAAACCGTGACACGCTTGCCGATCTCCTTCAGCGTCACGTCCGTTTTAATGGCGATCATCACGCCAAACAGGGGCTTATGTTCCACCGTATCGTCGTACACCACAAAGCCGAACAGCGGGTTGATCTCCGACGTTTTCGGCTTGGCGTTGCCATCCGCATAGCACAGCTCCACCGCTTTGCCGTATACGGAAGCGTCGACCGCAAGCTCAGAGTCCACGCAATCGGTCTTTGCCGCTTCCAGCGCGTCGTCCAGGGCCTTGTACGCTTCTTCCTGCTCTTCCGGCGGGGCATACTGCACCGGTTTCCCAACCAGGTATCCGGAAGCCATTGTCGCGATATAGCGAGGAAAGTCATGCACGAGCTTATTATTCGGCAATCCGGACAGCCTCAAACGAAAAACGATACTGTGCTCCCGGTTATATAGCTTGTATAAAGGCATCAAACGCGCTTTCAGAACCTCATCATGCTTATTAAGCACGCCAAGCAGAAGCTTTTCATCCGGCGTTCCATCCTTCCGCAGCAGTGAACTGTTAATCGTAATCATAGCCTGTGCTCCTTTACCTGGGTACAATCGCCGTCCGCAGTGCGCTTACGCTTTCCAACGCGTACCGTGCGGCATCGATCGTATGGTTATCCTTGTCCGGGTACCGGGGCAGAATATTACCTGCCTTGTCACGATCGTACTCGTACGCGGAGAACTCCTTCGCTGCAATCGGGCACTTCGCCGGGTCGATCATGATCCGGATTCGCGTTTGCAGCCACTTCATCCCGTGCTCTACGCTGTCCGGGCCCTTCTTGGCCGGGATCACACGCAACCCTCGGCTGCGCAGCTCTGCGATAGAGCGCGGTTCCGCGCTGTCGCAGGTGATCACGTCGTCATGCGCGCGCTTGCGCACTTCCTTGGCCAGCGCCTCCGGAAGCTGCCCCGTTTTGATGAACTCGTCAACGATATACAGTACGCGTCGTTTTCTGCTGTACGCACACCGTACGAACGCATCCGGATCAGACGCGAACCCGAAGTCAAGCCCCGCATAAATCCGAAGCCCCTGCCACTCTTCGGGCTTTATGGACCGCAGCTGCAGATTCTCGAACACTTGTCCGCCGGTTCCGGTCACCTCGCCCAGGTACATATGCCGGTACAGGCGTTCGTTCGTCCGCTTCAGGGCTTCCGCTTCCAGCAGGAACGCCTCGCCCAGCCATTCCTTCGGCATTTCGAGGTAACTGCTTTGGTGATACAGCCGCCCT